TAATTCTTTATTAGACTGACTGCCTGGGAATACTTTAGCAATCTGTTGAACAACTTGAGCAGAGATAGCATCACCAAACTCAGTATCTGTTGCACGATCACTAACCTTAACGCCTAAAGCAGATAAACCTTTACTCAATGCAAGTTTGTAATTCTGCCCCGCACCAGTAAATGCGTTGCTCACAGTGCTTTCAACATCAGTTAATTTCTTAATCAAAGGCACAGTTATTGTGTAAGCCTCACCAGCTTGACTAAATGCTTTAGCAGAGTCTTCACGTTCTCTAGATTGAAATACTTTCTGAAGAACATCACCAAGAGGAATCTGAACTGCCATAGCACCAGCTTTTTTGCCCGCTATAGTGTCATTAAACAAGGCTTGATTAACTTTAGCAACTTGATCTGGTGTGTAGTCACCATACTTAGATTTTTCGCCAAACTTAAGTTCTACTGCTTTAGCAATAAAATCTTGTGTGGGCTTAACCATCGTTTCAATTACTTTAAGCTCTCCATCTCCTTTAGTCCATTTGGCTACACTTTCAGGAGTAAATTTACCCGTTTTAACAAGTTCAAATCCTTGTTGAGTTTTAGGAGTTAAGTACTGTTTAAGTAAGTCAGCATTAGAAGCTATTGCAGTAGCCTGAGTTTCTTCCATACCAAATTGAGACATCAATTGCCGAACTTGACTTTGTTTAGTTAAGTCTTCAGATTGTATTTTTGTTGTTTCAGCACCAAGTTTTCTTGTTTCTGCCTCTGACTTTAAGCGATCTTGATTTTGTTTTGCAATAGTTTGTGATTGCATGGTAAGAGCTTGTGCCGCTTGAATATCACCACTTCGAGTAAATATATCAACACCACGAGCAAGTGATGCGGGGTTTGTTAAGTCAAGTTGTTGAATAATCTGTTGACGTTGGCTAATCATCTGCAATTGAGGGTCTTTAACACCCATAGCACCTGCAATAGCACCACCAAGCCCTTTAGCACCCGCATAGGTCATTGCCGCACCCGCTTCACCAGGAGTCAGTTTGGCAAGGTCAATACCTTCTTGCAAGGCACTTCTACGCTGTTGCTCAGCATACATTTGTGGGTTCATTCCAAACAGACCCGCCACGATATTACTTTCTGCCATGATGATTCCTTAGAAGTAAAGCGAACCAAAGAATTCGCCTGTAGATGGGTCTACACCAGTTCCATATTGTCCATAACTGAAGCCACTTGTTGTTGGCGCACCACCTAACAAGCCACCAACGTATTGACCAAATGCGGGGTTAGCCGCTAAGCCACTTATTGCAGAAGAGTATGGGTTTCTAGTTGCGTCTGCACCAGTGGCTAGAGCAACACTAGAACCAGCACCCTTTAAGCCTAATTGACCAACATTAAAGCCCGCTTGAGCCGCTGTTTGACCAAGATTAGCACCCATTTGTAATGGCTGTTGTGCCAATTGCTCTAAGCCTTGAACCTGTCCCAAAGCAGTCGTGTAAGGTGCATAAGCGGCTTGTTGACCGCTATAGTACTGACCCATAGCTTGTGAGCCTTGACCTAATAGACCCGCACCAAACAGAACATCTTGTTGACCAGCTCTTTGAGCATTAGCCGCCAATTGAGCTTCTTGTTGCGCTCTAGCGTTATACAGAGCTTGCAGTTCAGGAGTAGTAGCACCCAAAGTGCCACCTTGAGCAACCGACAAACCGCCACGACCTTGTTGTTGGAGTCTGTTTTGCAGATTAGCGAGTTCAGTCTCTCTGCCTGGTTGTAACAAGGCCATCTGTTGATTTAGATAGTTTTGAGCAACATCTTGAGGGTTCTGAGCCAAATACTGATTGCCTAAACCAAACAAACTTTGTGCGCCTGTTTGTAGAGGAGCAAATGCTTGTTGTGCGCCTTCTGCTTGTTGAATACCAGACTCAGCTAACCTAACAAATCGGTCTTGTGCATTCTTGGCTTCAGGGCTTAGTGTGTATCCTGCGCTAGTCAATTGCCCTGTTACGGGATCAAAACCAAACTGAGAAGCACCAAACCTAGTGGTCATGCCAATAGGTCTAAACTGAGCAGATGCTTTAGCCGCAGCAGTCTCTCTATCAATCATAGCTTGCGCTTTGACAGCTGCTTCTTTAGACGTTTGTTGTTGCAGAAGACCAGCCGCAGTAGTTGCCCCTGTTGAAAACAAATTAGCAATCTGTGCAGTTGTTAAACCTGTTTTAACTAAATCAGCAACTTGAGTTGTAGTAAGACCTGTTGTGGCGGCGGTTGCGGCAACTGTTGCGGCAGTTGTAGCCGCAGGGATAGTTGCCGTTGCCGTAGGTGTTAATGCCGCAGGTGTAAGTGCTGTAGTAGCACCTGTGGTTAAGCCTGTCTCAGCCGCTGCTATTTGTGCTGGCGTTAAACCCGCTGTCAAACTACCACCTCCAGTAGTTAGTAACCCGCCACTAGACAACGCGGCAAGATCTGTCGCTGTTAGTGCGGGCAATGCGGCTTCTCCTGCCGCAATTTGAGCCGCTGTCAAACCTGTCGTAAGACTACCCAATCCTGTAGGCAACCCTGCTTCTAATGCGGCAATATCTGCTACTGTTAAACCCGCTGTTAAACTGCCACCACCGCCAGAAAGTAATCCTGCATCAGCCAATGCTTCACCAGCAAAGGTGGTAGCTCCCGCAGCACCTGCATTCAATAAGTATGGCAATCCAAAGAGTACAGCCGCACCTAGTGCAAACTCTTTTAGACCACTTTTAACTTCTTGTTGAGTGCCAGTTTTCTCTACTTCACCAGTAGGTGTGTATTGGGTATACGCTCCACCTGCCCTGTTATCAGTAGCTTTGTAGGTAATAACATTCTCAAGTCCACCAACTTGCTGATCCATTCCAGAACCAGTAGTTTGATATACAGGCTGAACAACAGTATCTCCAAGGGTAATAGTCTGTCCATTAGGAATAGTAGCCGCAGCACGAGCCGCAACATCTCCCTCTTTTAACCCAACAGCACTTGCCATTTGAGCAGGAGAAACCCCGTATTGCTCCATAGCCGTAACAATCTGGGCATCAGTCATGCCTGGATTAGCAAGCAGAAAATCTACAATTTGTGCGCTAGTTACAGCCATTATTTTTCTCCATTATGTCGATTGAATTTCGACCCAAGCCAATTGTTCTTCATTCCAAGAATAGCGTTTGTCATCTTGTGGGTAAGGCGTTGGGGCTTCCCATGTCATTGTTTCTTCGTTGCCAATCCAACTTGGATAAGGCTTACGGGCTTGGTGTTCAGCAGTCTTTAACGCTTGGTATTCTTCTATTGTAAAAACTTGTAACACACCAGCAATGTTTGTATCTGCGTCATCGTCGCAAATGCCATAGTATTTAGGTGCTCTTAAGTAAGTGCCGTTTGCCGAAAGTCCAACGGGCCATGTAGATTTATCTTGCCATTGATGTTGAAGCCCCTTAATAGTTGGCATTGATGGCCCTGTGCGTTGCGGCTCAACAGTGCAAGGTATTTTGGTTACTGCATCTACTTCGGTTATACAAATGTATTTCATAAATTTCTTTGTTTAAACAGGAACTTTGCGGATGGCACGAAAATGAAAATCAAATGTTTTGTTGTCTGAACCATCATCACCATTACCAAAAAATTTAAAGTAATTATTAGTTGTTGACGTTTCGTTACTTCCCGCATAGTTTGCAAAAGAAATATAATCTTCTGCGCCTGTATCTTGAAAAGCCGCAGCTGTTGTCTGTGCGGGGTTGGTGGCGGGGTTGCCACCTGTATAATTACTGGCCCTAGCTGGTACAGCATAGGCGTTTGTTCCAACTGTATTAAGATTGCCCCCTGTAGATGGTTTTAAATTAAAATAACAAATTTCTAATTCAAATTTAGCTGGAAAATACCAATCTGTATAGCCGCCAATCGTAAGATTATTACAAAAATGAGCTATTGGGTAAACAGTAGCATTTCCGTCAGCCACCATATCTGCTGTATTTTGCTCCCCATTAATAGTGCTATCAGCACCAGGTGTTGCTGTGGCTACATTTTTCCATGCCAGATAACTTGCGCCTGTTGAGAGTGGTGCAACAACTAAATTGTAGTCGGCTGTGCCATTACCAGCAGTTGATATTTGACCCGCAAAGAATCCACCCTCATAAGCATCACCAATGGCTGGCAAAGGAAGAACAAAACTTCTTTGATTTTGAAAAACAGCTTGTAGTGCGCCACTCATGTCAAACCACTCCCTGAGATTAACCAAGTTGTTGATGTCATTTTGATTGCCGTTGCTGACCCATATTGAGCCAATGTGCGTGAACCAGTTGTGCCAGCAGCAGACAAATACATTGTGTCTGTCGTAATAGCAATCGTTACAGCTTGGCTTGTCATATTGATAAACGTAATTGCTGTTCCAATTGGGTATGCAACAGAACTGTTTGCAGGGATGGTGTATGTCCTTGCATTGGCATCACCAGATGGATGGAAGATGTGTTTGCCAGCATCAGCCAGAACTAATGTATAAGCAGCAGATTGACTATTTTGTGGGATGTTTCTAAAACCAACCGCATCAGTACCATCAACTGTGCAATTACTTAATGTTCCGCTTGTAGGTGTTCCAAGTACAGGGGTTGTCAGCGTTGGAGATGTCAGAGTCTTATTTGTCAGCGTGTCGGTTGTTGCCCTGCCAACTAATGTGTCTGTGCTTGTTGGTAGCGTCAATGTGCCAGTATTGCTAATACTTGAAATTATTGGCGCAGTAAGAGTCTTGTTTGTCAGGGTTTCTGTGCCTGTCAAAGTAGCAAAACCACTAGCAGTAAATGCCGCCTGAGTCCATGCCGATCCCGTCCACACATAAAGAGTGTTTACTGAGTTATTCCAATACAAAGCACCTGTCAACAAAGCATTTCCATCATTGTCAACAGTAGGCGCAGAAGACTTAGAACCTAAGTATCTGTCATCAAAAGCATCGTATGAAGCTGCCGCATTGGTTTCGCTTGTTGCCGCATTGCTTGCACTTGTTGAAGCATTAGATGCACTTGTAGAAGCATTTGAAGCAGAGGTAGCCGCATTAGAAGCAGAAGTAGCCGCAGCAGTAGTCGAACCAAAGATCGAATCTATTTCAGTTTTGGTATAAGCATTTGAGATGTTATAGCCAGCAATAGTCGTAGGATTTGTTCCTGACGTTGCACGACCATAAGTGTCAAAAGTAACAGATTGATAAGTGCCTGGCGTTACACCAGAAGATGCCAGATCAATGTTGTCCGAATTGACAACAATACGGCTAGAGGATGCCGTTCCTACATCTAGCGTGTTACCTGTCTTTGTAAGACCATTACCAGCAGTAATCTGACCTGCACCTGAGAACTGCGCCCATGTAATAGATGTGCTTCCCAATGTCCCACCTGCATCAATCGTGCAGATAAAGCCAGAATCAGCGTTAGTTGTGCCTTTTTCAACAAAGGTAAAAGCCGCTACCAATTCAGCATAAGTATCCGCATCTGTTGTGCGTGTCCAAGAACCTGTTGCACACAAGTAAATACCATTGTTAGCAGTTGTAGTTTGGTCTTTAACCAAGACCCGTTCACCCGCAACAATCGATATACCATCAATGGTTTGTGCGCCAGACAAAGTAATGTTTGCAGTAGTAGCCGCAACCACAGAGGCTTTGGCATCAATGCCTTGAGCTAGTGCATCTACATAACCCTTGGTAGCCGCATCAGAATCGTTTGTAGGGCTTGCCAAACCAGTAATGGTTGCCAATGTACTGCTATCCATGTCCAATGCGCCAGAGATGGTCACATTGTTGAATGTAGAAGTACCAGAAGCAGCAGTAACATTACCTGTCAGGTTGCCAGTTACGTTGCCTGTGACATTTCCTGTAACAGCACCCGTATGAACACCTGCCGTATTGCCAGTAACCGCACCTGTGAGTGGGCCACTAAAGCCTGTAGTAGCAGTGATGTTTGTGCCAGTAATCGCTAAAGCAGAAGAACCACCGATTACCACACCATTGATTGTTCCTGCACTAATGGCGGCAGAAGCAATCGTAGCGGCTGTGCTAACAGTAAGGTTAGTAAATGTTCCCGCAGCAGCAGTAGTTCCACCGATAACCGCACCATTTATCGTACCGCCAGTAATCGTGGCAGAAGCGTTATCTGTCTTTGTTGCTACAGCAGTTGCAATATTATTGAACTCTGTATCAATCTCAGTACCTTTAACAATCTTTAAAGGATTGCCAGGTGAGAGATTATCTTTGGTTGCAAAGTTAGTGGATTTTGAATAATTGCTCATATTTATCCTATCTTGCCTTCTTTGGCTTGAAGTTCAATTTTTTGAATTGACAACTGAGTGCCGCTAATAGTGGCTTCGTAACCAGTTTGTACAATTTTACCTGCACTTGAAGCATTACTTGTCAATGCTTTAATTGGGATGCCGCTTGAGTAGTCTGCAACCGCATACTCGCCAACCCCATACTCAAAATAGCCTTGAGGTGGAATAAAGACGTTCTCTGATTGATAAGCACCTGAGTAATCAAAAGCCCACTTGATTGTGAGAAACTGGTTAGAACCGCCAATCACTACAGCAGTAATAGACTTCAGAATGGAAATCTGATTAGGATTACCTAAGTCAGCATTGTTTGTGTAGTACAAGAATCGGTAAGTAGAAGCATCATCAAGATAACCACCATACTTACCAATATAGCCATTCTTGCCAATGTACAAATCGCCATTACGCAACGATCTTAGTGCAGTTGGTGAAATACTATCCCATTTGGTTACACGGGAAGCACCATCTTGCAGAGATTGTTTAGTGTCAAAACAATAGACTTGTAAAGTAGCGGGAAGAACAAGCAGATAGAAGGCTTCTTTTTCTGAGTAAACAGACTTCAGATTAGCCAATGTTTCACCTGCCAATGATGAATTTAGGTCAAAACGAACATTCTTAGATAAGTCTCTTAGTGGTGCAGACTTCTCTTGAATTGTCCTCATCAGTGAGCGAACACCTGAGTCTGACAAGAAAATCACATCAGAGCCAACGCTTTGAATCGTATCTCTAGCAATACATCCAATAGAGCCAATTGTGTCGCTTAGAACAAGAGATGCGGGTGTAGAAGCACCAGAATAAACAAGAATCTGCCTCTTACCAAAGATAAACAAGAAATCATTGTGAGCTGCCAAGCCCATCACTTCATCAGCACCATTAGGCCATACACGGGAAACATCTAAATTTCCTGAAGTACCACCAGACCATACATGACCTGCAATCAGATCAGAGAAGGTAACTGTTACTTTGTCGGAAGATGTATTGGCGACCCAAAGGCGACCAAACGCTGATATAGCAATGTTGGCAGATGGAACTGATCCTGCATAGCCTGACTTCTCAGAGACTCGTCTAAATGTTGTTGTGCTAACAGCAGGGTCATAGATCAAAGGATCGTGGCCTGTTTGAAAAAAGTATGCAATCCCATTCAAAGATGCAGTTTGCCAGTTAGATGCAGTGATAGTAGGAGCAGTACCGCCACCACCATAGGTCAACTCAGTCACAGCATTAGCAGTACCAAGTTTGAATAGCTTGTTGTTTCCCGCAAACAAGACAGTCAAAGTGCCATCGTTTTGCACTAATTCATGGATAACACCCACATCATTAGCACCTAGATTACCAGAAGAAGCGTTAACCCTTGTGTAACCTTTTCTAGCACCAATACGACCATACTGATCCAAAATGCAATTTGTGGCAACCAAAGCAAAGCCAGCCCCTAAATCAAGGGGAGAATCTTCAGTATTCAGGCCATAGAAACCTGGTGCTGAGAGACTGTAACTTTGTAGAGGCTTAGACATTAGACCGCCACAAAGTTGTCTTCAGGATAATGAGTGGACTCCAATGCAATAGCGTCAGAGAGCATCCCTCTAAACAAAGCATAAGCCTCAGAAGAAGCAGTCCCACCATCCTCGCCACGTTCAATCAGACCACGGGAATAAGCACTCTGAGCAACCAAATAGTCTAAAACTTTGACTGAAGTGCCATCAGCAGACAGATTAGCCTGTGGGACAGTTACATCAAACTTTAATGTATATACGCCATCAGGAACAGGGAATAAATCAATCTTTGTGTCACCACTACCATCTACACCACTAAAGCAGAACTCTGAAGGAATAGACTGTGAGGGCGTACCAAAGTTTAACTTTCGGTTCATGTCAGCAACAGTAGTGTTATCTAAAGTAATAACACTGGTAGTATTGATAGCATCGTTAACACGAAACTTCTGACCTGCACCTGTTAACGAGTAAGAACTTGTGGCAGCAGTAGTAGTAACTGTAATTGTCTGAGACAGAACATTCCAATTATAGGAATCTTCAATCTGACGCTTGGCATCATTGACAAACTTGCCAATTAAAGAAGAATAGGCGGTTTCGCCAACAGTAGAGACTGTGCTTTCACGCAAGCGAACCAACACATCGTTAACAAGTTCTAAATAGGTCATGTTCGTTGTGCTCCCTGAACCTCAAATGTTGCAATAAAACTAAAGCTACTAGCAGATTGAGTAGTAATTTGAATTCTATCGCCTTCTTCTAAAACGATATAAGCATTGCCATCAAACTGAAGGTATTGCTTTGAAGTAAAGTCGTAAGAAGTAAGAATATCTAGTGTTGTGGCAGCACTTGCGTCATACCAT